AATCAAGGCGATCGTCCAAACGCATCAGAACCTGTTTTGCCAGCCATTCGGGCGGAATTCCCGGAATCTGGATAAGGTACGGGAGTACCCGCTCCAGGTTGGCCAGCTCCGCCGCCTTGTTGGGTCTGCCGGACGAACCGGCTTGAACTTTAAGGAAAATTTCCTTGGCGACCTGTTCGCGGCTCATTTGCGGCCAGACGGCGCCGGGTCCGACGATCTCGCGGACTTTTTCCTCAGACATTTCAAGCATTAAGATCTGTCCAGCGTCACGCGCCAATTCCGTAAAGAAGTCGTCAAAGTCGTCAATGTTGGACTGGATGCTGGTTGTCTGGGTGCCTTGGGCGATGGAACTTTCTGTCGCCGTCACACCGGACGTAGCGCCGAACAGGCTGGCTTCCTGACCGCCGACGACCAGTTGGACGTCTTCCATAAGATGGTTGGTGACGTACAGGTTCGGGTCTACGCCAACCAAGGGAACCGGCTGGATCAGGTCTGCCACCTTCTGGCCGGGAGCTATGTTCACTTCTAGGACAGAATGGGCGACGTGCCGTTTCAGGTTCTCTTTGTCTTGCTCTTCGATCAGACCCTTGGGCGCGACGTATTTTGGACGCGCCGCCATACGGTGCTCGCGCAAGCCTTCGCGGGAACGGTTGTGCTCGTCCTGCATCGGAACCAGCAGGCGGGTGTCCGACGGGGCGAAGATCTCTTTGTCGCTTTCGATGTCGTTAAAGACCAACGGATAAATCGGGAAGAAGCGTTCCAGCGTGACGTTCGGCGCGCCGGGTTCTTCGAGGAAATCTTTATAGCCGTCGCAGAGCGCGTAAACCTGCCCGGTCATTTTGTCGTAGAATTCCCAGACGCAGCACATCGGATTGTTTGGATCGCGCGTGTCGCGCCATGCGGCGCCGGAAATACGTTGTTCTTCACCGTTGCGGTTGTAGCATGTGTAAGAGCCTTTCCCGAGGTCAACGCCGTAGGTTTCTTCGACATCTTCGGGCGACATCATGATCTCATGGGCAATCCAACCGGCGCCGACAAAGCCGCGCAGGTGCTTGCAATCCGGATCGATAATAATGGAGGTCGAGCTGGGGAAGTCGAATACCAGACCTTCGCGGACGATCATCAACGGCATGTTCTGGAGTGTTTGCAGCATCAACCGCAGCTCTTCCGCCTCGGCGTCGTCGTTGCTGATCTCGCCTTCTGCCATTTCATTCATCAGGCGCTCAATGCGCGCGAGCTGGTTGGTGATATCCGCGATCTGCGCGTCCACTTCCGGACGGCGCTTCATGTCGCGCTGGAAGCCGATCTTAACGTAGCCGACACCGGTGGTAATCGTCCGGCGCACCAGCTTCTTCATCTGGCCTTTGAAATTGGGCGTTTGCTCGTCCAGGAAATAATGGAAGAGCTTGACCAGCGTGTCACCGACCGCGTCGATCATCTTACGCTCGGCCATTCCTTGCTGGTAATCCTGCAAGATTGCGATCGACTGGGGGTTCGGCATGCGCGGAGGCATGACCGCGCCGGTCTGTGGATCAACGCCACCGCCTGCGGTCATAAGATCCTGCTGCGCAGCCATGAGCGTCTGAATGCTGCCGTCCCAAACGCGGAACGACCGGCGCTCCCGGCGATCGGCTACGGCCTTCGGGTTCTTCGCATAGAGTGTACTGACGCGCTGGGCAATGTGGCGCTGGATGATGTTTGCGACGTACTTTTTACCGTTCTTGAATTCTGACTTGGACGTACCAGCGAGCGCGACTTCCATGTCCTCGCGCATTTTCTTGAATGCTTCTTTATGAAATTCCTTGGCGTGTTTTACTTTACCGCAAAGCTCTTTTACAAGCTGGGCGCGCGCTGCGTCCGGCTCTTGATACTCCGGAGATCCCTGAACAATGTTTCCAGAACTATCAAATGTATCCATTAAAATCCCCCTGTATTTTCAAGTCGTGCCATTTTTTTCCGGTAGTTGCTATCGTATTTTACCCACTCCAATGTTCCGATCTTTGGGAGATCAGATCTTACTTCTTCGTGGACAGAAGGTCCAAATTGACTGAGTAATTTTAGACCAACATAAGACAGAGTATCAACAAAGTCGTCATGTCGTCCAGCAGGGAATTTCATCATTTCCTCAATACCTTCGCTGGACCAGCTTTTACCCCTCGGGAAGTGCACCTTTTTCATGGCGCAACGCGCCCGGATTGACTGCGCGCGCTGCTCTTTATTCGAGACTGGCGTGACTTCGTCGATGGTGCAGTAGGTGTTTCTTTCCATCATTCGCTTGAATAAAAACGGTCCAATTGACTGAGTTATATGGCCTTTCTCCGCCCACCAGGCGATCGGCTTATACATGCCGATAAGGTCGATCATGCGCTCCACGACCACGTCAGAACCGGCGCGGCCGATCCAACAGTCGATCAGATAAATATTCTGCAAAGTATCCACGCCGATGATCAGCAAGACCGTCCGGTCGTTTTTGTTCTTGTCTTTCCCGACCGCATGGTCTGACGCTGCAAAGATCCGCAGGTCTTTGATGTTTACCCTTGCCGGGTCGTAAAGCTGGATCCAGTCGCGCTGGAAGTAATCACCGTCGTCCGGTGTCGGTTTCTGCTGATACAGAGCCGAGAAGCCGCGCGGGTTGAGCTGGCGCTGGGCTTCCAGGAACTCCAGGCTGAACCTCTCCGGCCAGAGGACTTCACCGGGCTGGCGCCCTAATGGATCATCTTCCTCGGCAATGGCCGGTAAATTAATGACCTTCCATTTTTTGGCTTCTTCGTAGGAATAACATGGGTTGGACGGGTCTGTCAGACGGCCAACGACATCGTCTTCGTGCCAACGGGTCATGACGATCACCACGCAGGCGCCGACCGACATAAGACGGGTCATGGCGACCTTGGTGAACCATTCCCAGCACTTCTCGCGGATGGTGGGCGACTCGGCTTCCTCGGCGTCTTTGAGCAAGTCGTCGATGATCAGAAGATCGGCACCGCGACCGGTGATCGCACCGCCACGGCCGACGAACACCGCCAGTCCGCCTGCATGCGTCTGAATACGGCCTTTGGCCGCGCCGCCTTTGCGGAGGGAGAATTCCGGGAAGATCTGTTTGTAAGACGGATCCACGCCCATGATGTTCCGGACGTCGGCGCCAATGTCGCCCGCGTAGATCTCGTTATAGGTGGCAAAGATGCATGACCGGTACGGGTCGCGCGCCATGTACCAGGGGATGAACTTCTTGGCGATAATCTCAGTCTTTCCATGCCGTGGTGGGAGGGTAACGATCAGGCGGGGGATCACGCCTTTCTCGACTTCCTGGAGCGCAGCCGCCAGCGCCCGGTGGTGGCGCATGGCTTTGTAAAGTGACTTGTCGGAATCGTCCGGATCGTCCGGGTGCGGAGAGGTGAGCTGCGCGAAGTCGATCATGTTCTCCCGCGCCTTGCGCAGGCGCAGCATGCGCTTCGCCGCTCTTAATTGCTGTCTGGCCTCTTCCGAGGATATCTGATTATTTCCAGCACTTCCGGCGGCTGGGGCTTGGTCTTTGGATGGCGCGGGTGCCGGCTGTTCCTGCGCAAATTGCGTCTCTGCCTTGGCGTCTTCACTCGCCTTCTTCCTCCCACGTTTTGTTGGAACAACGTCCGTCATTGGATCATTGTGCTCCAGTCCTTGACGACTTCCTTGGTGCATTTACCGTAGACTTCATGGACATATTCGTCCGAGACACATTCAACGAATTCGGCCGTTGGACTTATCTTCGGCGCGCTTACGTGCGGCGATGTCGCGCAGCCGCTTAACGACATCATCATCAGTATGAGGGCGATCAGCCAAAGCTTCTGCGTCCTCGACAGCCTGTTCTGCTTCTGCTTCTGCTCTTCCATGTTCAACAGCCTCCTTGAGCATGCGATAAACGAGCCATCCCACGGCCGCGAGGGCCGTGAGAAAAGCTCCGGTAAATAACCAGGTTAAGTTCATATTATGACTTGAAGATCGAGCTGGTTGTGATCATACGCAGCGCGATGATCAGACCGCCTAAGCTTCCCTCAACAACCGCGAGGTTGTTATGGATGAACGCCTGAACGTCCGGGTTATTCAGCGCCGCCAGCAGAACCAGCGCAACGCCGAGAATGACCGTTTTAAATCCCTTGAGCATGATAGTCTCCTTTTTAGGTGTTGATAGATGTAGTCCTTTGTCGATTATAGCAATCTACAAACATAATGTCCAACTACCCCGTCCAGCCGATCGCGTCGTAAGCTTTACCCGCCGCCGTTTCGTAAATAGAGGTTTTGTACCAGGCTTCCGGGTAGGTCTTCGGGGACCGGCCGTTCTCATGGGTGACAATGGCCTTTGCCATGGAGATCAGCATGCCCTGGTCGAACAGGTTGACCTTCTGGTCTGGCTTGACGCCGCAGCCCCAGCAGACGCGGGAGATATAGGCGCCGGTGTCGTTTTCATGTGGCGGCGCCCACCGGTTGATGATCGACCGCACGGTGTCGAGGTTGTATTTCTTCTGGTAATTGAGCAGCACGATCATGAGCGCGCGCAGGCCATCGACCGGCGTCTTGAAAACCTCAAAGGCTTTCTCATAATCGTTTTCTGTTTCGCCCTGCCACTTAGTTACTGATTTACGTAAATTACCAGGGTTATTATTCCTTATTCCACGCGGCAGCTTAATGACGATCGACATGGTTTACCTCCGCATCCTTCATGTATTTGTAGACGGCGAAAATTTCTTCGGCCGACGCGTTGCTCTTGATCGTGTTCGCCCGGTGGGAAATAACTTTTATGTTGTCGCGCGTGTAGCCTTTGGACGAGTCGATCCTGTCCAGAGTCGGGGAATTTCTGGACAGCGTTCCCGAGCTGACAAAAAGCGGAATGCCGAGAACCGGGCAGACATCCGGTATTTCGATATCATCTACGGTGATGTCGAAGACCATCCCTCTTTTCCTTGCTCTCTGTCTTGCCGAGTTACACATGTGCTTTGCTATGTAATCTTTTGATTCTCGTTTTCTCTGGTGGTATTTGGCCGACGCCTTTTTCCGTGAGT